GAGAAACGCAATGCGGCAACGCGGGCGCAAGAGCGTCGCAACGCTTGCAGCCCCCGAGGCTGTCGAGACAGTTGAGCGGCCTGATGCGCCGTATGATTTGACAGATGAACAAGCGGATGTCTGGCGAGGAACCTTGGCGGCGTTGCCCGCCGATTGGTTGGAGCCTGGCGTGCATCCCGTCTTGGCTGCGTACTGTCGGCAGACGATAGCGCTTCGTCGGATTGGCGAGTTGATGGCGGCTGCTGAGGGCGACAGCGAATTTTCGGTTAAAGATCACATCGACTTGATGAAGGCGCACGGACAAGCGTCGCAGGTTTTGAAGACGCTTGCGACTTCGCTGCGGCTGACGCCTCAGACACGGACGCATCCCGACACGGCTGGGCGGCGGTCGCTTAGCGGCAAGACAATGAAGCGCCCGTGGGAGTGAAACGCTCAACGCGCAATATCCGGTGGATAGAGGCGCACTGCCGCATCCCCGAGGGGCGCGACGTTGGTAAGCCGGTAAGGCTGCGACCGTGGCAAAGGCAGATCATTCGGGAGGTATACGACACGCCAACGCGGCGCTGGATTGGCTCGTTTGGGCGGAAGAACGCCAAGACGGCGCTGTCGGCGTTTCTGGCGTTGCTGCACATCTGCGGCCCGGAGGCGCGGCGCAACAGCAGCTTGTATTCTGCGGCGCAGTCGCGGGACCAAGCGGCAATCCTGTTCCAGCTTGCGGCGAAGATCGTCCGCATGTCGCCTGACTTGCTGGCGTACGTGCAGATACGGGACACGGCGAAAGAAATTCTCTGCCCCGAGATCGGGACATTCTACAAGGCGCTTTCGGCTGAGGCATCTACGGCTTACGGGTTGTCGCCGGTGCTGATCATCCACGATGAACTAGGGCAGGTTCGCGGCCCTCGCTCGGAATTGTACGACGCTTTGGAAACAGCGGTTGCGGCGCAGGAAAGCCCGCTGTCGCTGGTTATCTCGACGCAGGCGCCGAACGACGACGACTTGCTTTCGGTGCTGATCGACGACGCGAAGAAAGGCGACGACCCGCGCGTCAAGCTGACGCTCTACACTGCGCCGATGGACGCGGACCCGTTTGCTGAGGCGACGGTGAAGATGGCAAACCCGGCGTTCGGCGACTTTCAGAACGCGGCGGAAGTCATGGCAATGGCGGAAGACGCTCGCCGGATGCCGTCGCGTGAGGCCGAGTTTCGCAACCTAGTCCTTAACCAGAGGGTCGAGACAAACGACCCGTATATCTCGCCTGCGGTATGGAAATCTTGTAGGGCTGCGCCTCAGCCGTTCACTGGCGAATGGTTTGGCGGGCTTGATCTGTCGGCGTCTAACGACCTTACGGCGTTTGTTGGTGTTGGCTGGAATGGCGATATTATCGACGTTGACGCGACGTTCTGGCTTCCTGAGGCAGGGCTGCGGGAAAAGGCGCGTGCGGATCGCGTGCCCTATGACGTGTGGCGTGATCAGGGTCATTTGATCGCTACACCCGGCGCGACAGTGGACTACGACTATGTGGCGCCGGCGCTGTTGAGTGCGCTGCGGCGTGGGTGCGCAAAGATCGCGTTCGACCGTTGGAACATGCGGTTTCTGCGCCCTGCACTGGAACGGGCGGGCGCGACGCCTGACGAGTTGGAGCGGTTCGTTGAGTTTGGACAAGGCTTTCAGAGCATGTCGCCTGCGCTGCGGTCTCTCGACACGCTGTTGTTGAATGGCCGTCTACGCCACGGCGATCATCCGGTGCTGACGATGTGCGCGGCGAATAGCGTCGTGAAGTCGGATCCCGCGGGCAACCGCAAGCTGGTGAAGCTGGCACCAAACCGGAGGATTGACGGGATGGTTGCATTGGCGATGGCGGTAGCGACGGCGGGTGAGCCTGGAGACGACCCTATGCCCGTTTCCCCGTGGGATGACCCGAACGCAATGGTGGCGTTAGCATGACCATGCTTGCGCGCATGTTTGGCCGCTCCGAAAGGCGCGGTGCGGCTGAAAATCCGTTGGTGCCATTGAGCAGCCCGCGCGCGTTGCAAGATTTATTTGACGTAGAGATCAGCACCGTGCCGGGTGTAGTGGTCGACGAGAAAACGGCGCTGAGCGTTCCGGCTGTTTGGTCCGCGGTCAACTTCTTGGCGGGCACTGTGGCGAGCCTGCCAATGCACGTCTATCGTCGGGATGAAAGCCGGCGCGAGCGTGTCACTGATGGCATGTTGCCGATCATGGTGCATGACGCGATTAACGACGAGACGACATCGTTCCGCTGGCGTCAGCTTCTTATGCGCAACGTCCTCCTATCGGGTAGGTCGTTCTGGCGTGTGTCTCGAAATGTCGACCAGCAGCCGGTTGAATTGTGGCCATTGGAGCGGCAGCGCATGACGGTCGCGGAAGGACCGGATCGGCGGCGGCGCTATCGGTACGAATTGCCCGGTGGTGGTGTGAAGGTTCACCAACCGCGCAACGTAATCGATATTGACATGCTTCCAGCCGAAGACGGGTTATCGCATCACTCGCCCATTCGCACGCTAGAACGAACAATCGCTTTGGCCGTGGCGGTCGAAAAGTACGGCGCAACGCTGTTCAGCAACGATGGCGTGCCGCCGCTGGTTCTTTCGGGGCCATTTACATCGCCTGCTGGCGTTCAGCGCGCGAGCGACGAGGTGATGGCGGCGGTCAAACAGGCGGCGCGTGATGGTCGCAAAGTGCTGGTTTTGCCGCTTGGGCACGAACTAAAGCCGATTGGTTTTGACCCTGAAAAGGGGCAGATGACCGACGTCAAGCGGTTTATTGTCGAGGAAGTGGCGCGGATATACCAGCTTCCACCGACGTTCTTGCAGGATCTGACGCACGGGACATTTAGCAATACAGAGCAGCAAGATTTGCATTTTGTGAAGCATACGCTTCGGCGATGGCTCACGCATATCGAGCAGGAATGCAACCTCAAGTTTTTCGGTCGCGCCAATCGTGAAGTCTACGTCGAGTTCAACATCGATGGGTTGCTCCGTGGTGACTTCATGACCCGAATGCAGGGGTACGCCACCGGCATCAGCCACGGGATGCTGAAACCCAACGAAGCGCGCGAGCAGGAAAACCGCGCGCCGGTTGATGGCGGCGATCAGTTGTTGATCCAAGGCGCGACAATTCCGCTGGCGCAAGCAGGCGCTGTTCAATCCAATGGGGGTTTTGGTGGCAAAGAAAGCTGAGCGCCGCGTTTCCAGCGAATTGCGTGTCGACGGAGACGCCAACCGTATTCGAGGCTACGCGGCTATTTTTGACAGCGAGACGGACATTGCGGGCATGTTTCGTGAGCAGGTCGCGCGTGGTGCATTCGCACGGTCAATAGAAGACAGCGCCGACGTTCGCGCTCTGATTGACCATGACAGCACGCTTATTCTTGGCCGCACAAAGTCTGGCACGCTGCGGCTTTTCGAGGATGATCGTGGGTTGGCGGTTGAGATCGACTTGCCAGACACGCAGGCGGCGCGTGATTTGCGCGTAAGCCTTGATCGTGGCGACGTCTCGCAAATGTCGTTTGGTTTCGTTGTGCGCGGGGATGAATGGCAGCGCGGCGATGGGTTGCCACTGCGGACGTTGACTGACGTTGACTTGTTTGATGTTTCGGTTGTCACTTTTCCTGCCTATCCCGAGACAGAGGCAGCACTGCGGTCGCTTAGCCGTTTTCAGCAGAACGACCACGTCGCAGCGCGCACGGCAGCGCGGCTGCGCATGAAACACGGGCTTGTTGCTCGTGCTCTTGGGCGCTGACGCCCACTCACCACGACCATAGGAGGTCTACCATGACCGCACGCGAAATGCGTGAGCGGCAGCGTCAGCTCGTTGAGCAGGCGCGGGCCAAGCTGAATGAGATTACCGACGAGACCACCGCCGAGCGGGCGTCGGAAATTGAGGCCGAGTATGATCGCATCATGGCCGATCACGACCGGCTGGAAGCGCGTGCACAGCGCGATGAGGCGCTTGCGCAGCGCGAGGCCGAGCAGCGTGAGCGCGAAACGCGGGCCGTAGATGAGCCCGAGCCGCGTGAAGCGCGCGAGGTTCGCGGGGGCGAGGATGCTCCTACCTACGATCAGGTTTTCGACGCTTTCCTGCGTCACGGCCCGAGCGAGATGAGCAGCGAACACCGCAGCATCCTTCGTGAGCGTCGGGCACAGGGCGCCGGCACTGACAGCGCGGGTGGCTACACGGTGCCGGACGGCTTTGTTGCCGAGTTGATCCGTGCAATGCTGGCTTATGGCCCGATGCTCGATCCGGGCGTGACGCGCCAGATCGCGACGGCGACGGGTGCGAAACTCGAAATGCCGACGATGGATGACACGTCCAATGTCGGTGCGATCCTTGCGGAAAACACGCAGGATACCGAGCAGGACATCGCGTTCTCTGTCAAAGAGCTTGACGCCTACAAATACACCTCGAAAATCATCCGTGTTTCCGAGGAACTTTTGCAGGACGGTTCGGTCAACGTCGAGGCGATCATCCGCGACGCGATGGCTGAGCGGCTGGGGCGCATCGTCAACCAGCACCTCACTGTCGGCACAGGCACCAATCAGCCGAACGGCATTGTGACGGCGACGGCGAAAGGCGCGGATGCGGCGGCGGCGGCGATCAGCTTCGACAACCTGATTGACCTAGAGCACAGCATCGATCCGGCTTACCGTAATGCGAATTGCCGGTTCATGTTCAACGACGGCACGTTGAAGCTGCTTCGCAAGATCAAAGACAGCGAAGGCAACTACATCTGGCAGCCTGCCGACGTGCGTACTGGTGGTCCTGCGACCATTCTCGGCTATGGCTACGCGGTCAATCAAGCGATGGCCGATGTCGGCACGGCCAACAAGTCGGTCGTGTTCGGCGACATGAGCCGCTACGTGGTTCGCCGCGTTCGTGAGTTTGCCGCCAAGCGTCTGGTCGAGCGTTACGCTGACTTCTATCAGGTCGGCTTCCTCGGCTTTGGTCGCTTTGATGGCGAACTGCTCGATGCGGGTGCCGTCAAGCACATGCTGCACGCCTGATGCGCGTCAAGCTGCTGACATCGCTGGCTGGGCCTGATTGGTCCGGCCAGCATGGCCAAACCGTCGACTTACCCGAGGCAACGGCGGTTTGGCTTTGTGATCGTGGGCAGGCCGAGCCTGTTCGAGAAGCGCGGCGCGAAACGGCTACAAAAAGCCGTCGCGAAAAGGCGGTCAAGGCGTGACCGCGTGGGGGCGCCTATCC